CTGCGGAGCGGACTCGATAAAGCCGACCGCAATGTTCAGCACAATGCCGGGCAGCCTTGTCAGCAGTTCCGGCAGCGCGAGGATCAAGCCTTCCGTGACGGAGAGTATGATCTGCAGCGCGGCCTTGTTCAATTCAATCACCGTATCCGGGTTAGTCAGGATGTTGACGATCTCTAAGACCATGGCGACGATCGCCGGGATCAGCTCCGGTAAGCTCAGTGCAATGCCCTGCGTCAACGCGATCACGATGTTCAGGCCGGTTTCAATCAGGATCGGCAAATTCTGAATGAGAAACATTGCGAGCATGCTTACAATCTGCACCATCGCCTGCGAGATCGCTTGCGTGTTCTGCTGCAACGCCGCAAACACAGCCGATAGCAGGCTCGTCGCCGCCGCGACCAGCACCGGCAGCAGCGCGGGCAATGCCGATGTTGCAGAGGAAACGATCGTGGTCAGCGTCTGGGTGATCATGGCGACCAGCGCAGGCATGTTGGCGGAGATGAACGCGACAATCTTCGGGATCGACTCGTTGATCTTCTGCGTGATCTCCTGCGCGATGTTGCCCGCCTCTTCGATCAAGCCCTTGAATCCTTTACCGTCAAACGCTTCCTGCAGCCGCGCGACATACCCGATCGCCGCGGGCAGCAGATCCGTTCGGATCGATTCCGTCATGGGTTTAAGGACATTACCCACCAACGCCTTTGCATTGTCCACCAGCGTCGAGATCAGGCCGTCGGTCGTCTTGGAGGCTTTCTCCATGCCCTGGTAGAACTGTCCACCCTCCGATGTTGCGATCTCCATCGCCCCGGTCAGTTCGTCCACGGAAACTTTACCTGCACTCATGCGCTTTTGCAATTTTTCCATGCTTTCGCCGGTCTGTTCGGAGATGATCTTAAGCGGGTTGAATCCCGCCTCGACCATCTGCTGATACGTTTCGCCGGTGAGTTTGCCAAGGCTCTCCGCTTTGCCGAGTGCCGTATTGAGGCGTTGAAACTTGTCGCTGTTACCCAGCGCGATATCGCCGGTCATCTTTAGCAGACTCGTGCTCTCGTTGTTCGCAACGCCAAACGCCAGCAGCGTCTGCGTACCTTGCGCCAGATCGGACATCTCAAACGGCGTGGATGCGGCGAGTTGCTTGAGCTCCTTCGTTTTGTCGACCGCAAGCTCATAGCTGCCGAGCATGACCTCGAAGTTCGTTTGGTAGTTCTCCATGTCCTTATTGAAGCCGAATGCCGTCTTCAACGCCGCAGCCAAGGCCGCACCTGTTGCCGCGGCCACCGCTCCAGCTGCAACGCCAATGCCCTTGAGCGCGCCGACTGCGACCTTGCCGGTGCCAGCTGCGAAGCTCTTCCATCCCTCGCCGAAACTTTGCGTCTGACGACCTGCGCTTTTGAGTGCAGATTCGTTTTCGCGAATCTCACGATTGGTAGATTCCAGCGCAGCTTTCGCATGGTTGAGGTTGGTTTTCATCTGCACATACGCGCGATCGGTCGGCTTGACCCCGGCCTCATCCATCCGCTTGAGCGCCTGTTCCGCTTCGGACACGGCTTTCTTCTGCTCGATCATGGCGCGGTTCAACACGTCGTTTTTTGTTTTCAACGCGGTGACCGATGCGTTGTTTTTGCCGAATTGTGCGGTCATGACGGCGGCTTCGGACGCAACCAGCTTCATGTTGTCCTTGATCGAGCGGAGGGCGCTGGAGTAGTCCTTCTCGCCCTTGACCGCGATGGTTGGCCCGATGTTATAGCCCATGATCTCCTCCTAAAACGGAAACAACTTGTCGATGCTGTCGTCTATCACCTCGTCGCTCGACGACAGGCATGCATCCAGAAACAAACCGATCGTAATCGCATCCAGATCGGCGACGGTGAACCCCATCCGCTTTGCGATCAGCAAGTATGTGGGAAGATCAATCGATCCACCGTCGCCGTCTACTTTTTTGTGGTCTGCAGGCTCCTGTTCAACAGCTCCTGCAGTTCGGCAAAGACCGCGAAGATCGGAAACAGGTCAAACGAATCCACCCAGTCGAGGATGTTGGGGCTTGCCTCTTCGCTGTATGCGCGCGCCATGGTGTGCGCTATGCCGTAGAAGATCATGGTGTCCCATTTGTCGTTCAGCTTGATCTCCGTCTCTTTCTTCTTGCCGAACTTCTTGATTTCGACCTCGTCCGTTCCGTCGCTCAGCGTCTGCAAATCGAAGAACAGATCGCGGCCTGTCGCGTTGCGATACCGGATCGGCAAAGACGCCGGTGCTTTGAAGCCGACGTCCTGATCCGCAATCTTGATTACTTTTTCCATGTGCTACCTCACGCCGCCGGTTCCTGCACGGCGGTGAACCAGTTGTTATACACCGTCGCGTCTGTGGTGCTCTTGGTGTGCATCTTTACAAGGTTGTCCGTAATGCGCGGACGTGCCGCGAACTTGACCTTGACCGTTTCCGGCGTGCCGGACTTGGCGGTCTTTGCCGCGATCTCCGGTCGCGCGGAGACCACGCAGTCCATGAGTGCAAATCTGCGGTTGTGCACGTCTCCCTGAAACTGGCCGAGCAATGCGAACTGCGGATAAATCCTGCCCGCATATTCGGTCGCGACCATTTTGCTGTCCTCGGTCATGGCGAGGATCAGCTCCGCAATCTCATCCGGAAGGTAAGCCGTTTCGACCTCGCAGTCATACCCTTCACTTTTGTCGATGACCACATAGTCGCGGTTATCGGCTTCAAACGGCTCAATATTGCCTTTGGGCGAGAGCGTGATCGCAACAGCGCCCGGCCAGAGCGTCAGCGCACCGTAGGTATATACGCCATCCACGATGGTGACCGGCGCGACCGCGAGGTGCGAGATGCCATACTTGTATTTGTTTCCCACTTAAGTCCCTCCTATGCCCTGCCGATCACCGGCAAGGTGTAATGATGCTTCTTTGTCTCTTTCTCAAACTCGACGTAATGCCCATCCTGCACAAACACGCCTGCGGCTTTGAGCAGCGTCTTTGCCGATCGGATCACGATCCGGTAATCGCCACCGAGATAGAATTCGATGTTGACGTGCTCGTCTGTGAGATACGCGTCGTTGTCCGCGTCAAGCGCGCGCTCGTAATCCGGCACGAGCGAATAATGGTCAGCAGTCGGATCGCCAACAAAGAGTCCGACGCCATGCTTGAGTTTCAGCGGCGCAAGCGCTGCGTCGATCGTTTCAAGAACCGGCAAGCCGCTCCACCTCCTCGTCGTAGATCTTCTGCATCTCGGCGACGCACTCCGGCTCCGCAGCAGAACATGTTGCGTTCAGCCACGGCCGGGCACGCTGCGCGTTATTGCCGCCGCGACCATGCTCGTAGACATTAACCGCGAGCGCGGCTGGCGTGCCGGATTCCGTTTTACCGCGGAACTGCACTTGCGCAAACCAACCGTAAGCGTTCTTGCGTGCGGCCTTCATCTTGACGTATTTGGAGAACTTCGCGTTGGCGCTCTTAATCCTAGCGTAGAGAATGCGCAGTCCCGCGTTCACCATTTCTTTGAGCACGCTGTCCGTGCTGTCGCCGAGTTTCGCGAGCATCTGTTCATACGCGTCAAAGCCCTCAAACTTCACCGTCGCCATATGCTTACCCCGCGATCCTGCTGCAGGAAAGTTCGACCGTGTCGCGCTTGTTGGGCAGTTTGAAATCGCGCACGATGTGGTACTCGATATCGCCGTCTGCCGTGTGATGCACCAATTGCTCCTGCCCGACAAAGTCGATGGGCGATACTTCGAACACCGCGTCGATCGTTCTGCCCGCAGCATCCGCTCCGTAGAACTCGCTGCGGACGACGCTCTTTTTCTCCGCCCAGCAAGATAGTCCCGAAACAGGCGTTATTTGCTGAAATGTCGTGTCCGTCGCTTCCGTTTTCACGAGCGTGATCCAATCAGTTCTCATCTTCGCTCTCCCGCCTCTCCTGCAGCCACCGTTCCCGGATGGTAAGCGTTAGCCAGAGCGGTCTGCCGGTGGTCCGGTCACGGCTCATGAGATTGTCCACGGCGAGGTTTGCCACGAGTAAGCTGTCCTCCACCGTGTCCTGCAACACGATTCCTTTGTTGGTCAGCTCTGCCGCGGCTGCCCGCAGCGCGCTTGTCCAGTACTCGGTCAGAGGAGCGGGCGTGGCAACACCCGCCCGATCCATGCGCCCCATGAGCAGCGCCAGCGCTGTCGTTTCGTTATATGCCACGTCCGCTTCCTCCTTTCAACATTGCTTACGCCTTCGGCACGGAGACGGCCTTGCCGGACTTGATCACGCGGCCCGCCGCATCCAGCTCGACCACCGCGATCAGTTTGCCTGCCGCGCAGGTGATCTGCGTCGTGCCGGACACCAGTGCGGTGTAACCCACGACCTTGTCGCCGGTGTTCGGGTTGAAGTCGCCAATGCGGAACTTGAGCGTGGTGCCGTCCGCTTCGGTGCCGGTGACCGTAAGCACGGTATCGCCCGATTCGGTGCCTGCCGCGGCGGTGACGCCGAGTACGCCGAGCTCCGTGTTCGCGTAGTCGATCGGGAAGATCGCGCTCGTCACTGCGTCGGTGTTGTCGTAGCTGACCATGACAAACGCCTCGCCGATGACCGGCTTGCCGTCATACCGGGCATATCCTTTGAACACCGTCTGGTTTTCGAGAAACTTCACATGCTCACTGGATTCGATCTTCTGCCCTTCACGCTCGGAGAGCAGATACAGAGAACCGAACCCGCCGACGATTTCGTTGTCGCCGACCAGCTCGCACTCTTCGATCGTGCCGCCGATCACCGGGAACGTGTTGTCGCCCGCGGTGAGCAGCGCCGCAGGTACGAACGCGAGCGCCTTAGCCTTGATGTCCATGTGCGTGGCACGGTTCATGACCCAGAATGCTTTCCCGTCCGAGAACAGCGGATTTGCAGCACCCAGCGCCTTGATCAGCGCGATGAAGAAGCTGGCTCCCGTGCTCTCCGCGATGCTGATCTTCTTGATGTTGCTTTCGTGCAAATCGGTCCAGGCGCGCGCATTGGCTTCCCAGTTGGAAGGCTGAACCGTCTGCTGCAATCTCGTGACGATGCCGATGGGCATCTTCATACCGGTGCCGAACAGGATCGCGCGGTCGAGGCCGAGGCCGATCGCCTTGCCGAGCGCGTCCATGATCTCCGCGCCGAGGTTCATGTCGCTGTCTTCGAGGTACACGTTGGAGATCGGAATCCAGCCGCCGATCATGTAGCCGTCGACCTCGATCTGGTTGAGCGTCAGATCCAGCTCGTTGAGCGACCCGACTGCCTCGATCCAGACCGCTTCGGGAATCGCACCCATGATATTCTGGCGCGCCTTGCCCTTGACACGCTTGAGATTGACGTGCTTGACGAGCTTGGAATACTGAGTCATATTGTCGCGCAGCACTTCGAGCACGACCTCGGGGATCGTCAGCTGCGTATTCGTCACGGCGCGCGTCTGGCAGCTGGAGCGGATCTGCGCGATGAAGTTCTTAACATCCTCACGCGCGAAGAATACGCCGCGCTCTTCGTGGGACATACCGTAAAATTTGGTTCTGTTGACCATGCCGGGTTCCTTTCTGCTCCGATGATCCGGGAGCGCGGGTTTGTTTTGTGCCGGAGGCGCGCTGCGTTCGTCCAGCTGCTGCACCTCGGATTCGAGGCCGGTCACGACCTCGTCCAGACGCGTCTGTTCCGTATCGTGATCGCTGATCTCCTGATCTAGCGCTGCCTGCTCGGTTTCGATCGCGTTGGCTTCCTGCTCAACCGCGTCGCGCTCTCCCTGCGTCGATTCGCTCGTGAGCTCGTTTAGCGCCGTTTCCGCTTCCTGTTCGCGGGTCTGCAACGCCGTCTGCCGCTCATTAAGTGCGGATCGCTTCGCGCGGTGTTTGTCCGCTTCTGCCTGCGCCGCCTCTAATCTTTTTCGCAGCATGAGCTGTTTGAGTGCCATTGATGCATCCTCTCTTTCATGTTCTTTTTCCAGAATTCAAACGACTGCGCCATCCGCATGGATCGCGCAACCGCCTCGGTCTTTTCATATGCCGGGAACGTGACGATGGAGCCTTCGTAAAGCTTGACTTCCATGATCGTCCAGTGCTGCGTGCCGTCCGGATTGATCCGGTAGTCCTCGCGCAGGATATCGAACCCCACGGAGCATTGGGACACGTCGCCGCGCTGCACACGTGCGTAGAGGTTCATGGCATCCTGATCCAGTTCGTTGATCTCCACAACGCCTTTCAGGCCGTAGTTATCGATCGAAAGCGAGAGCGTACCGGCTTTCGTGCGCCCAAGCACCTTGGAGGGATCATGGTTCGTCAGGCACCGCACATCCGCGGTGAGCGCGCTGTCAAACGCGTGGGAATCGAAGCTCTCCGTCGCGCCCGGCCACATCTCGTAGACGTCGCCGAACACGGCAAAATACGTTTCGAGCGTCCGTTTGCCGTCCGACTCTTCTGCACGGAACTGCGTCGGCTGATAGCTGCGAAACTGGCGCTCGTTACAGCGCAGTTTAGGATCCGCCATCCTTCTCGTCTCCTTTCTTGCCGGAGGATTCCAGCTTCTTTTGGTCACCGATTTTGGAATATGGAATGTAGTTTTCCAGAACGGCAAGTTCGGACAACCCATCCCGCGGATCGTAACCCAGCGCGTCACGGGCTTCGTTTCTGTCAATGATGGCTCGGTCCACCAGATTGCAGTTCACTTCACCCAGTTCTGTGATGGAGTACGCGTAGAGTGAGCGCGGGTTGAACCGGAAATACCAGTTTGGGGAAATGAGCAGTTTGCGTGTCAGTTCCTGTTCGATCGCGCGTGCTATCGGTAGCACGACGATGCGAATGAAGGCGTTGAACTCATCCTGATCGAATTTCCCGACGCCCACTAAAAAAGGCGGCACGCCGATGATGGCTGCTGCCGTCCGTTTGTCGAGGTTGATGCTGTCTATGATCGCGAGGTCGTTTAGGTTCAGTGGCGCTACTTTTTCAATGGCAAACGCCTCTGCCGGAATGAACCACGGCTGCCCGTTTTCAGAGCTGCTCAGATACTGCTCCGAAAGCTTCCTGCGACCGTCCGGAGAAGCAAACTCCTCCGTCAAGCCATCCACTTTCACGATGATCGACGGTGCGGGGCTCTCCATGAGCGCCGCAGCCGTGTTCCGCGCGCGGGCCAGCTGCCGCGCGACGCTTTTCAGCAGTACCGCATGTCCCAGTCCGCGCCACGGATGCTCAGGATCCGGGTTGAGAATAAA